AGAAACAGAAAGTTCTGCAGATATTGAAGGATTTGGAGAGAGATATAGAGTTCGTATTATGGGTTACCATACTGCGAGTAAAGATGATCTTCCTGATGATGAATTGCCATTTGCCACTGTAATGTATCCAGTCACTGGTGGTGCTGGTGGTGATGCTGCTACTTCATCAAATATCAGACAGGGTAACTTTGTCTTTGGTTTCTTCCTTGATGGTGAAGAAGCACAACAACCTGTTATAATGGGGTTGATTGGTTATAACAATTATCAAGAGGTGATGGATAAAGTTCCATCCATAGGGTTTAAACCATTCTATGGTCTTGATGGTAAAAAACCTGGTGGTGGCAGATTACAAACAACACAAACAGGTGGTCTTAATACATTAACCACTCAAAATGTGAGTGGTGCTACAGACTCTAGTGCTTCTAGTGGTGACGCTGAAATTGGTTTAGGTGCACCTAAAAATGCTAATAATGACACCTCCAATCATGTCACAGGTGTTGAGGGTCATAAAGGTTTAGTTAGAAAAAAAAGTGTTGCAGAAGCAAATGACCCTGGAGAAAGATTAACAAAATCTCTTCCAAATGCTAGTGCAAATGATTTGCCAATTAAAGGTATCCAGAAAGCATTACAAAAAGCAATACAAGAAATTGAAAACCTTAAAAAAACTATTAGAACTATTGGTTCTGAGCAGATTGAAACATTAAACAATATAGAGAATGAGATCAACGCTAAAATTGATGTTGCAGCATCTGCAGTTGCAAGTGGAATTAAGTGGATTTATCAAATGGTTGAGGAACATGTCCTCAAAAACCTTGATTTAATAATGAAAAAGGTTTTCTCTTTAGCAAAACCAAGTGAGCAGGAGAAAGTTTCATTAGCATCTACAACTATAATGAACACCATTGCTTGTTTCTTTAGGAAACTTTTTGGTGGTCTACTTGGAATGGTAAGAGACTTCATTGCAGAAACAGTTGATAAAGTTGTTAATGTACCTACCTGTTTTGTAGAGAAGTTTGCAGGTAATGTTTTAGGAACTTTGAGTGGTTCTCTGTCTAGTGCAATGGATGGAATCACAGGACTAATCAGTGGTGCTGTTGATTTGGCAGGTCAGGGTTTAGATATCGCTGGTGATATAATGGGAATGGTATCAAACATTCTTTCATTCTTAAATTGTGATGAGTTCCCAGATGAGTCACCAGTAAGTGAATGGAGTCATATCTATGGATCTGGATCACAATTTGGTAAAGGTGATGTAGTTAATATTTTAAACAAAGCAAAATCTTTTGCATCATCTGCAAAACAACAAGGTTTAGATGCACTTGATACTTTTGATTTTGCAAAAGATACAAATTTTTCTAAACTATTTGATGCACAGAGTCAACTTGATGGATGTATTACTGATGAATTTCCCTGTGGTCCACCTGATTTAAATATTTTTGGAAGTTCACAAGGTTCTGGTGCTGTTGGTAATTTAATTATTAATGCTGCTGGTAGTGTGATTGGTGTTGATATGCAAAGTTTTGGTGTTGGTTATGATGATCAAACCAGAGTAAATGTTCTTGATCAGTGTGGTAGAGGTAGAGGTGCTGTCTTAAGACCTGTATTTGGAAATGTTAATAATGCTTTCGCTGTACCTATACTGAACTCAAGTGGACCATCTAACTCTGGAACTCCTGCATTAGCACCAGACAGTCTTGGATTTGGTCCATTTGCGCCTAATCCATATCCATTTGATAATAATGTTCCTGGTTCTACTAGAATAAGTCCATACAATCCGTCTGGCCAATCATTTGGAACACCCTCTTATGGATTAGGACCTAGTTTTTCCAAACTTGGCAAGAGAGCACCTAAAACACAATTGGGTATTTCTACTGCAGATTACTCTGTCAACTTTGCTATTGAAACATTTACAATTCCAGTTGCTGAAACAAAAAGTAGACCAGTAATTAAATTTGTGCTACAAAATAAAACACAACTTGAGAATATTGATACTGACTTTGACTTCTCAACTGATGATATATCAGGATCAGGAAGATTAGAAAATGGTCAGGTTGTTGTTGGTGTTGGCACAGAAAAATTTACATTAGCTCCAAAAAGTGTCATTGATCAGAATGGTCTAGAACTTAAATTTCAAGAAGCATTTATAGGTGGACAGAAACAAAGGGTTGTTGAGGATGAAACTTATCTTGTTAGAGGATTCCAATTTGATGGAGAACCATTAATAAATCCAATTCAGATTAGTAATGATGGTAAGTGCGCCAAGATAGATGCTGTAGAAAATGTAATAATTACAACTATTGAAAAAAAAATAGAAATTAATACATCATCTGAAAAAAATATTACATTTAATTTTACTCATGATGATGCAAGAGATGGAAATGCAATAGAAATTCCACAACTTGGCATTAGATCTGCTAAAAAGGGTGGCAGTAGCAGGTACAAATTTAAACCTGAAAGTGTTAATACTACAGTGGAAACTGGGGTGGTGTATGAAGTTAGATTTATAACACAAAACTCAGCATTCTTAAGAAGTAAAAATCGAGGGAGAAGAATTGAGTGTAATGATAATTCTGATAATGATTGGTTGGATGCCATCATTGAAATGTCTGAAGGAAAATTCTATGATTTACAAGATGGTGGGACTGGAGGGAATCCAAAAAATGTTGCTACTTGTAAATTTACTTTTAACAGAACCACATCTTTTAAAACAGTTTATGAAGATATAAAATCAGGTGGTGACAGTGACGAAGACTATGATGATTTAGTAATTTGTGCTGAGAAAGGTAAATTTAAACTTCCAAAATCTGAAAAACTTAGATCAGAGGGAGCTGTTCTTTATGTTTTTGAAAAAGAAGCTCCACCTTCACCTGATACTCCTCCAGTTGCTCCCACCCCTATATCAACACCAGGTGTTCCAGTTATTCCAATACCTGATTATTCTGTTGTAACTCCTGGACCCACTATTGGAGGAATTCCAGGTATTCTTACGCCTGGTCCAAGTGTAAATTCAACATTCCATCCATTTCCTGGTTCAACCACATTAGGACCTGGTAAGTGGGTTCCTGGTCCTATTCCACCTGGAGGTGGTGGTCCTCATATTGGACCTGCTGTTTTTATTCATGATGGAGAATTATTTGGAGAATTAATTAGTAAGCAAGGTTCTACACTGCCCACAGTTGGTCCTGTTGGTTCATTCGCTCCCAATACTGGTGGTGGAGGAGGAGTTGGCAATCCAGGTGGTTTTGATCCAGGTAGTATTGGAGATCCATCTGATCCTGGAGGATTTGGTGGAGGAGGTGATGATCCAGGTGGTTTGGCACCTAGTGATATATTAATCCCTCTTTCAGGTGGAGGTGGTCCACCTGGTTATCCCACATTACCTAGGAATGGTGGTGGTAGAGGAATTACTCCTGTTGATGTAAAACCTGGTGATCCTGGTGGACCTGGTAGTGGACCTGGTAGAATACCTGATGCCCTTGATTTTCCTGGTGGTGGGTTTGGACCTGGCACAGGTGGTGGTGGAGGTCCTGGTGATGGTGGTCCAGGACCTGGTGATCCAGGTAATCCAATTGGTCCACTTACATCATTACCTCCAGGACCTGGTACTTACTATCCAGATCAAGCAACTGGATATGGTCCTATTGTTGGTATTCCAGTTGCTCCAGGTGTGATGGTCCCTGCTAATTTAGGTGGTATTACTGGTCCAGGAATTGGTATTGTTGACATTATTGTTGAGGATGGTGGCACTGGATACCTTCCTGGACCAGATGGCAGCACTGGTGGTGATGGCAGAACGTATAGTTCATCAACTGATACTAGAATCACCTATAGTGATGGTGTCAAAGAGATTCCAATTGAACCTGACAATAGGATCTGTGTGGATGAAGGTGATACTGTTATACTACCAATTGGAACTGAAGTTATCACAGAAACATTTGATGGAGAAGGTGGTGGTGAATTAATTATTGGTGGTGCTCCACATGTCATGCAAAAACCAGGTTGCTTTACCACACCTAAAGGAGGACAGAAACCACCAATTGATGGAACCTATCCAGTACTAATGTATCTTTGTGATGTAATTATTAAAAAACCTGGTTTTGGATATTTAAATACTGATAGAGTAATTATAAATCCAAATAGTGGTGCAGAAGCAGAATTAGTTGTTGATAAATTTGGTAGAATAACAGATGTATTAATTACTAAACCAGGTGAAGGATTCCAAGAGATTCCAACCATTACCATTGAGAGTTCAACTGGACAGGATGCTGATTTACTTGCAAAACTTTGTATAGATAGAGTAAGTGATATAACACTTGTTGATCAAGAAAAAGTAATTCAAGTAGTGGATTGTGTAGGTAAGTTTTAATGGAGAAAATCAATTATGAGGAGTACAGATTAGGTACTAAAGATGGTGAAATTAAATTTGGACACATCTCTAACAATCAGCAAATATATTCTGTTTATTTAAATAACTACCTTTCTGATGCTAAGCATTATATTGCTATGGTTCAAACAGGTGAAGGTGATTGGCAGAGAGATAGTACCCTTTGTAGATCTGCTGGTTCTTTTGCTGTTATAGCTGGTGATAGAGCAAAGAATGGAACACCATCCATTGATTTAACTGCTAATACAGGAGATATCATTCTTAAAGCTGAGAATGGTAGAATAAGACTCATGGCAAAAGATATTGAATTAGTTTCTAGTGGTGATAGTGGAACTAATGGTAACATTAGACTGAAAGCTAATGAAAAGATTGTACTTGATGCTGGACAAATGATAGATATTCATGCTAAAGTGTCTGTAAAAATAGTTTCAGACAAAGATGTTGAATGTATCGCTAGAAATATTTGTAATATGATTGGTAATTTTGTCAATATGTCAGATGGTTCTGATGCAGTTTCTGCCTCTCTAGGTCATGTTAGAAAAGGTGGATCAGCAACAGATATTAGACAAGCTGCTACATTGTTAGCGTAGGAGGTATTATGTCAGACGCAGGTAATTTTCATGTTGGTGGATTATTAGAAATTGGTGAGGGCAATGCAGAACAACTTGGTCGTCCAGGACTTCCAAAAACTGCTGTAAGAGGTAGCGCCTATATTGAAGGTCCTTGTATGGTTGGTGACCCTTCTCAATTTGCTAAACCAGTTGTTGAAAGGGGTAGTCTGATGGCAGGACAAACTGCCAACAAAGATACTGTAACCAGTCTTACATTTACTGGTCCTCCATTCTATGCATTCTTTTGTTCTACATTTGCTAGGATTAAAAGTTTTCTTAAAGTAGACACCATGATTTGTGCAAAGGTTGTCAAATCTAAAATTATCTACACAGAAGTATTGATGGCAAAGGTAAAGAATTTTGCCATCCCACATCCAACACTTCCCAATACTAAACTTGTTTATGCCTGTTTAGAAGGTCCAGAGAATTCTGTATATATTAGAGGTGTCTTAAAAAATAATGATACGATTAATCTTCCAGATGTGTGGAGGGATTTAGTATCACCAAATTCAATTACAGTCTCTCTTACATCAGTTGGTATTGATCAGGGGTTGATGGTTAAGAGAATTGCAAATAACAAGGTTGTGGTTCAGGGTAAACCTGGACTTCCAATTAATTGTCACTATCACATTTTTGCTGAAAGAATTGATGTTGAAAAATTACAAACTGAGGTAGAGTTATGAGTTGGCAAGGTCTTTTTCCTGGCAATCCACAGGGTGGTATAGTAGGTTCCCTTCCATTCAGATTTGAAAATTTTGGAACATTTGCTGGTCCACAGTTTAGTTCTACAAACTATGACTATGATAAGGTAAGTCAAGAGTTACTTTGGCCAAATACAGTTCCTGGTGATGTATATGCATTTACTAATACTGATCTAGGTGCTTATCTGTATAATAATAGGACAAATTATGTTGGATTTCATTGTGATGGAGTATCAACAGCACAGATGTACTTACAACACTCTGCTGGTCCTATACCCATCTTTAATGTGATGGCAGATACAACAAATGTAACTGGTAATATCAATGCGACTGGTAATATAGTATCTGCAGGTAATATCACTACAAATGGTGTATTTAAATTTAATGGTGCAATGAATTACACTGGACCATTTACTTTAAGTGGTGTTGGTGATCTTGCTACAAGAATTAATACAAATACAACTATTGCTAATAGTAAAAAATCTTTTGATATTTCACATCCATCTAAAGAGGGTCATAGACTAAGATACATTTGTCTAGAGGGACCAGAGGCAGAAGTTTATCTAAGAGGTAAGTTGAAAGATAGTAATACAATTGAACTTCCTCATGTATGGAGAGATCTTGTTGATCTTGATTCAATTAGTGTAAACCTAACTCCAATTGGTTGCTATCAAGAATTATACATGGAAAAAATTCAGTGGGGAACACAAATAGTCATTAAAAATAATCTATCTGGTCCAATTAATTGTTCTTATGTTGTCTATGGAACAAGAAAAGATACACCTAGAAATATTCCTGAGTATAAGGGTTTGACAGTTGACGATTATCCAGGTGATAATGTAGAATATAATATTAATGGACTGTGATGGGTGTGATTCATGAAATCTTTCCTTTGGTAGTATATCAAGGAGAAGTTGAATGCCATCTTGAGTTTAAAAAAAAATACCTTAATGAATTGAAGGATTATTGGTTTGATGGGTATAAAAATGAGAGTCCAGAAAATTCTGGGAGAATATTTGTTCATGATAAGTATCAATCTCTGTTTAAATCTATAAAAAATAATATTGATGAATATTTTAATTCTTTAAATATTGATCATTCACATTTATCTTATCATGTTTCAAAATCTTGGGTTGGTTGTCATTATAAAGATACACCTGAATTAAATCCTCACAATCACAATGAGGCTAACATTGGATTTGTTTATTATCTCAACAGTGATAGTACATCTGATAAATTCTGTGCTGTTCAAAGAGAAAACCCTAATGAATTAATTGGTGGTTTATTTCAAACTGGACAGAAAAATTTACTTAAAGGGTACAACAAATATAATTGTAACTTTTACACGTTCACACCAACTGAAGGCACTGTATTAATCTTTCCTAGTTCAATGTATCACAAAACATTGAAAGTAACAGAGAGAGTTGCAGATAGAATTGTTATAGCTGGTGATATTAAAGTCACACTTAATACAACATCACCTGATTATCATCAAGGAACCACTCATCCAAGTCAGTGGTTAGAACTCTAAATATTTAAAAACTATATTGAAATGGGATTCGCAGTAACAAGTTATGCAGATGGTGCAGTTGGTATTTTATCTGCAAGAATAATTTCTCTTGATCAAACACTTAATTTTCCTGAAAGTGTAACACAAGTTCAGGTAGATGAAGATAGGTATAATTTATTTTTAGAACCATCTAAAACTATTGATAATAAAATTCTTTCTGTATATATTGATCCAATCAATGTAAAAAAAGCAAATATTGTAACTGCTGGAGGTAAAAGCGTTTGGTCTGCAAATGAAGCTAGATATTCTTCTAAAGCAGATGCAACAACAGCATTAGAAACAATCATTGGAAATCATAGTACCAAAGATGCTGTTATCTCTTCCAAACAAGTTTTAACAATATTGAATTTTTCAGGGTCTCCATCCAGTGGAGTTGGAACAGAGTTCATACCTGCTAATCCACCTTCAGGAGGTGGAAGTGAAGGAACAAGTGTTACACAGGGGGGTGTTTCTGGAGTGCTTGATTTTGCTTGTAGCACAACTGCAGGCGTTACTGGTAGAGCTATTGTGAGAAATGTGACTGGTGGTGATTTTACAACTGGTTCACCTGGTGCAGTTGGACCTCCAGCCACAGGAATTGGAACAATTACAATTGGAGGTGATAATTATTTTGCCACAAGCATTGAATATATTGCTATAGGTGAACTTTTTCAAGATGTAAATGTGTATCACAAATTTCCTAATCTTGAACCACCTAATCCAAGTGATGATAATATTTTTGGAAATGCTCAGAATGTCATATTAACATCATCAAATGCTGGTGTAGGATTTGCAAATACATTTTTCCCAAATGGTTTAAACACTTCACTCACAGCACCTACTCCAGTTATTGGTGTTTTTGTTCAAGCTACTTCATCTGTTCCTGCAATTGGTGATGTTTATACTTTTGATACATCAACATCTGGAGGCACTACTGCATTAAGCACTATTAATACTGAGAGACAATCAATTGAGGACTTGAGATTTGGGGTAGTTTCAACCCCAAATGATGTAGGTGTGTCCTCTTTTAACGAAGCTTCTGTGGTTGTCAAACAAAATAAAAAAGGTTATGCTGTTAACACCTGGTCTGGAAAGAGAATGAGAATTGTAGCAAACAATGATAAGGGTGGATATCAAGCTGCTATTCAGGTCTTAACTGACCCTTCCTTCCAATGATAAAACTGGCACATTGCTCTTGACGCTGCCCTAGTATTGCTCTATACTATAGAAGTCACAAACAAATCTTATGTCCACTTACAATGCTGAAGACTATTATCGTGATGATGATAATGATGAGTATCTAACTAGAGTTGTTGTAGATACTTGTGGAAGTAAGTTCTATCTTTACTCCAATGAAGGAGAGACAAGAACTGTTGACTGTGATAATGTAGATGAGTTTATGAATGTGTTAGAGTTAGTCAGAGCTGTGTGTGATGAGGACATTGTTTCATACTCTGAACCTCTGGTCAAAAGTCAACTTTGATTCCAAAAAAGGGGCAAAAAATTCTCCAGGAAAAAATTGACCCCTTTACTTTTTTTAAATATGGGAGTGTGGCGGAATTGGTAGACGCACCAGACTTAAAATCTGTTGTCATTTAATGACGTGGGGGTTCAAGTCCCCCCACTCCCATACTAAATAAGGTGCCCTTGTGGCAGTAATATAACACAAACACCTTATATGTACCCTACACCAAACAAATACGACAAAATCTACGTAAAATCTAGAAACCCATACAAACAGAATATAGCAGTAGAAAAACTCATAGATGAAAAATATAATCAACTTAGATTATATTATAGATGTGAAAGTTCATTTTTCAATAGAACAATGAAAGTCAATCTTTGGTACTCAGAGCACTCCAGTGAATGGAGATGGACACTTAGTTCTGATGAAGACCCCAAAATACAAGAAAGTGGTGGTCAATCAGATTTAAGAGGAGCAATGAATGATATTGCCAATACTGTAGAATATTTAAGAACCACTAAATAAGTGGTGTGAAGGAAGAGCGCTGGGAGGGTCTAACCCTCCCTTTTTTTGCGGATAAATAAGTCATAAGAATAAGTCTGCGTAGAGAAATGCCCTTAGCACGTCTTGATAATTTCCTGAAGAATGTTCGTGGAAATATCCTTTATGTAAGTCCAAATGATCTTGATTCAACTGACTCAATTGAGAATCAGGGTAACTCAATGGCAAGACCCTTTAAAACAATTCAAAGGGCATTGATTGAGGCAGCAAGATTTTCCTATCAGAAAGGACTGGATAATGATAGGTTTGGCAAGACAACTATAATGTTGATGCCTGGTGATCATCTGATTGATAATAGACCAGGTTATATTCCACTTACAGGTAGTAATTACTTACAGAGAAATGGTATTGAAACTAGTGATTTCTCTGCGTTTGACGCCAATACAAACTTTGATATTGAATC